AGAGCTAGCTGATAGTTCAAATTCACGAACACCGTTAGTATCTAATACTAAAGAACCTGTGTTCAGGCTAACTTTAATCATTGTACCACCAACGATTGATGCAGAGTACGCAGAGTTAAAGTTTACGTCTTGGAATGTAGCAGCTACAGCTGTAGTTGAACCAGAAGCGTAAGAAGCAGAGAATTGGTTGATTGAATAACCAAAACGACCTTGACCATAAAGACCACCAGAAGCTAAGTTACCGAAGCCGCTGTTGTTAGTTTGGTTCAAAGTACCATACACTGATTGACCCTTTTGGAAAGGAACAGGTACGTTGTTACCATATTGGAAATCTAGGTAGAACACTAGACCAGCAGGTAAGTTCATTGGCTGAACAGAAACGAACTCTTTAGATGCGATCTGACCGAAGATCTTACGAACTAACGGAAGAGCTACACCAGCCCATTGTTCACCATTACCTGGAGTGAAAGTAGCACCGTTTGTAACGTTACCACCTACAGATGATTGTTCCATCACTAATTGCTTAGCTTGGTTTTCTAAGATAACGGCCATGTTGTTGCGATCGTAGTCCTTAAGACCTTCAAGCAAACCAGATTTAGCCCATTTCTTAGAAAGTTTTTGGCTAACACCAAGTTGATCTTGGTAAGGGTTAGCGCTTTCTAATAAAGATTGTACTAAGTTTGACATTTTTAAATGTATTTGTTTTAAAATTAAATTAAATTATTCCAGCAAGCTGTTGCCATCTTGATACGAAAGCGTCAGCTTCTACGATTGGTCTAGCTGGAGCAGATCCAATTGGTTTTGATGCAAAACCTACAGATTCTTTAATAGATGATTTTTTAGATTCACCTACTGATTCTTGTAATGTTTTGTAAGTGTTTTCAACTTCTTTAACCGATGTTGCACGATCAAATGCGTTGATAACTTTTGTCTTTTGTGACTCTGTAAGATTCTTAGCTTTGAATAGCTTGTTTACATAAAGCATTTTAGCGCTAAAGAGATTCATTTCGTTAAGTTCAGTTCTAAGAGCTTTAATAGTCTTAACAGCTTCGTTTAACTCTTTTTTCATCTCTTCTACTTTGTGAACATCTGCAGCAGCGGTCTGGATTGTACCAGGTACTTCAGCAGACTCTTCCATTGTATCTTCATCTTCTTGAAGTGACGCTAAGATTTCTTCTAAAGAAATTTCTTCAGAATCTTCTTCGCTATCAACATCTAAGTCAGCAGCTAAATCAGTGTCAGCATCTAAAGTATCGTCTTCAGCGCCGAACTCGTCTGCACCACCTTGTAATTGACTAAACACATCACGGATGATGTCTTTAAGTTCACCTACAGTGATATCAACGATTTCTTGCTCATCAGATCCTTCTTCAGAATCTTCTGCACCTTCGATGTCTTTTGTAACATCTTCACCAGCTTCTTCAGCTTCGTCATCTTCTTCAGCATCTTCATCGTCAGCATCATCAGCTTCGTGAAGCTTGTGATCGCCATGAGATACCTTAGCTTTTTCGTCATAACCAGATTCGCCTTTACCGGCTTTTCCATCGTAGCCATCAGATTTAACGTGGCCTTCTTCGATAGAAGCATCAGCAGTGTCTAAGTCTTCAGAAAGAGCGTCTAATTCAGCTAGAATTTCGTCTAGTGAACTTTCATCCATTTCTTCTACTTTGTGCATTGCCTCTTTTTCATGTACTTGAGTATCTGCATACTCTTCCATGGTGTCATCTTCTTCAGAAATTGTTTCTTGCATAGTCTGCTTAATGAAAGGCTCGAAGTGCTCTGCGAGTGTAGTTCTGGCTGCAGCCATAGCCGTATCGCGCACTGCCTTAGCATCAAGGATAGCTTGCCTAAACAAGTCTTGATTACTTTCCATTTGTAAAAAATTAATTGGGATTGCTTATTAGATTAGTAGCAATATAGGGGTAATAATAGACTAAAATGCCATATTGGGATGGCATATGTTTATAAATATATAAACTTCGTTGAAAACGAGTGTTTTAGTAAAAAATTTTTTATTTTATACCGAAAGGTTCGCCAGTAACCCCGTGCACTGCGCGCCTAAATGCCTTTTGAAATTCGATCTGAAGTGCCTTTGTTAATACTGCTTGTAGTGCTGGATTATTTTTTAGAACTGCTATCTTTCCGTTACCTTCATCGTGAAAGAATGAACTTACTTCAACGAACATTTTATTTTTTCCATCTTGATCATCTATTGTAATTCTAACAGATGGAACATCATCGTATACATTCGGATCGTCGATTGAAGTTACTTCGTTTTCTTTAGCAATTCCTGCTAGCTCTTGAAATCTAGTTACGTCTTTCATGGCTTATTTAATGCAGCATACACCGCTTTGAGTACAAATAATGTCAGAAACTAAGCGGTTAATACTTTCGTATTTATTAGCTGATTTTATTTGATAATCAATAGATTCGTTCAATCCTCCTACAGGTTTAACATAAGCTCCGTAGGTGCTTGGAGTTGATACAAAATCCCAACAAATTAACTCTAAATCATCTTCAACTTGAACAAGACCTTCACCGATTGGTGTAACAGATCCCATTGCTCTTGAAGAAACTCCTACGTTAATTCCTGCTAAGAATAATTGCTTTAAAATATTTCCTGATGGTGTGTCTAGGATTTCAAATTCACCATAAAGATCTTTACCTTCCCACCAAAGTCTTGTAATATTGTGACAAACATTCTTTAAGTTGATAACTGAAGTTTCTGGATGATCTAATTCACCTAGAGCTCTTTTTTCAGTTATTGGTCCCTCTATATACAAAGCTACTTGCTTATGTAAAGTATCATAATCGTAGATACGTTTATTAGCGTTTGGCTTATCCGCAGCTTGTACTTTACCTGATACTAAGAATGCCTTGTTAGGGCTCATTCTAGCTTCGTGTAACTGCTGTGGCAGTGGTTGAAATGGTAAATATTCTATTAAAGTCTGCTTATTCATTACGCTTTTTTAAATACTCTATTAAAATCTGGATCACGCATTATCGGATCTTTTGGATCAATTGATTGAGCTTTTCCAGTTGTCTTATCTCTAAAGATAACTTCTTTTACAGCCTTAGTTAACTTCTCTTTTAATTTTTCCAATTTTCCTTTTCTGTCTTCTTCAGACTCATCTTCTTTAACGTTGCTAGCCCAACTTTGACCATAAGCACCCATGTTAGGAAGACGATCAAAAGCGCTTGTGTCGCCAACTTTAGGAAGATCTTTTTTAGTTAATACGTTAATTTGAACGTGATCTAAACTTCCATCGTCCCATTTTACAGTAGCTGTGTCACCATCAAATTCAGTAACATTTCCTACTTTGGAATCATCACCTTTTTTTTTAACACGTGAGCCTACATTGATGTACTCATGTGATTCGTTTGGCTTAGTTAATTCGTCTAAGATATGTTCTTTAAGAGATACTGCGTTTTCTTTTTTTGGTACTTCCATTACACCAACACCCTTTACTTTCTTAGGTGTTTGAGTCATTTCTTTTACGCCTTTTACACTCTTCTTAGCTTTTTCTTTCTTTCCTAAAGTGTTTTGAGTATTTGCAGGTGCATCTTTCTTTACAACCTTCATCTCATTAGGCTTATCAACCTTATTATTCTCCTCAACTTCTTTCATTCTCAAATCCTTATCCATCTTCTCAACAGCTCTAAAGTTAGCTAATTGAAGTTCTTTATATGCATTAGGATCTTTTACGATATTAGCAACTACCTTCTTTCTAGCTTCAACATAAGCCTCGTCTGTAATTTCTGGCATCTTGGCTAATTCGTACTGAATACCGTGATATACTTGATAGTAGTTTAACTGATCAATACCTGGATTTTTAGGAGCTTCTGCGTTTGGATTATGTCCATAAACACCTTCAGGTGCTTCAGATAATATACGCTTTCCTTTTAATATTTTTACTGAGTCTTCGTAAGAAGTTACGTTAGTTACATGCTGAGGGAACTGCATGCGCACATTACGCATGAAGTTTTGCTTCGACATTCTACCTTCTAAAAGGTCTGTATACTGTTTTTGTATATTTTTCATACTAATAAATAGTTTATCTTCCTTGACCTCGATATGCTTTTGGACGAGGATTGTGCTTGTTATACGATTTTTTCGCTGTACCTAACTTTCGTTTGCCGAAACTAACCTTATTGGCTGAGTTCAACGCTTTTGCCATTACTTTAAGTTTTTAACCTTTGAATAAACCTCAACAACCTTTGAATGAATTTTTTCAAAAACCTTTTTAGTATTGTGCTTATATTCTAAGTTTTCTTCACCTTCTGAAAGTTCACTTCTCATCTGTGATGTAAACTCGAGTAACTTTTGTATTTCGTCTAATTTATTATGAACCATTTTAGCTGCTTGATGTAGCTGATCTGGCTTGCTTCTTGTTGCTGCCTCTCTCTTAAATTGAGAATAAGCTCTTGATTCGCTCAATGGCTCTTCTTCCCATAATTCTTCTACATCAATACTTTTTAACTTCTTTCCTGCTTCAGCAGCACTCGGTGCTTTTGTAAAGCCATCGTCAGTATAGGTAGAAATATTTTTGGCACCTTGACTATTTGTCTTTGCTGGATTACCTGCAAGACGTGGAGCATCTTCGTATACCGTACCTGATATGTGTTTGTATCCCCACCTTGCGATTTTACGCAATAATTCCTGCTCGTCCTTTGCAGTAAAATCAAAGTCGTCATTTACTCCGTAGAATGACCCATCTGCTTTTTTATAAATCTTAGTAAGTCCGTCGTCTCCACCATCAAATATAGCTACTTCATCGTCTTCGAATGTACCTTCTTTTACTCTTTTCTTTCTAGTACCTGCTGCATACTGCTCACCTGTTCCAGGAGTAAATGAAGCTCCGTTTGTTACACCGCCACCAGTAGTAGAACCGCCGGTAGGAGCAGCTGCTGCTGCACCACCATCTTCGTTAACCTTTAAAGTACTTTTAATAATATCAAGAGCTTGTGAAGGCTTTAGTATGCCAAGACGAATAGCTTTCATGAACTTTCTAATAAGTTCTTCGTCAGCACCCAAATCAAACATATGATCTTCTAGTGAACTAAATTCATCTTCTTGAAGTAAAAATTGTGTTGCGAATTGGTTATTCATTAGTTAACAGCTTTGAGCTCACTTATTAATTGATAATATTGCATTAAACCGATTAATACTTCATCCTTGATAGATTCGTTAGCACCGATTGGTTTAATAAAATTTAAAACCTCATTAAGTTTGATCTGAACTACCTTATCTTGTGTGTTTTCTTTCAACTCAGTGATTTGAGTCTTCACATCAGCAAGTTTGCTGTTAAGATAAGTTCTAAGTTGTTTTGTCTCAGATACGTTATTAATGTATTCTTTTAATAAGTCTTTTTGCTCAGCCGATAATGCAGCGTATTTTGAGTTAAACTTCTCAATTAAGAACTTGTATGCAAGGATTCTAATTTCCTTGTCTTCCTTCATAAATTCCTGAACTACCTTAGAAGCTACCTTTCTTTCAGTTAACACTTCTTTGGTGATATGCTCAAGTAAAGTAAGCTTATTAGTTATAATCTGCTTAGTATCAGAGGTTTCGTTAGAAACATAAGATTCTACCAAAGTATAAATTGAAGCATACACCTTGTAACTATCGATTTTAGCCTTGAAAAAGTTGTCAAGATCGTAGTGTTTCTTAATTTCCTTAATTAGGTTGTACTTTTCTTTGTCCAATTTAGTTCTATCCAGCTTTTTAGCTTGCTCAACGATGGTAGTAACCATCATCTGCGCCTTGCCTTCAGACAATTTTGGTGCATTTAACACTGTATTATACAGGTTGTACTCCTTACCTAATTCGGTATTCGTAAAGTATTTTTTAAATATCTTTACAGCCTTAGGATCTTTATTCGACATCAAATCTGATGTGGCTTGCCTAACTAGGAGCTCAAATAATATTCCCGTATTTTTATATTTGCTATGCTTAATCATTGCAGTTTAGCTTACTAATAAATATCAATATGTTAGATTAAATCGGAATCTGGTTTGATTTGGTTTTCATTAAGCAAATCACTTTCTTTATATAAGTTCACTCGCTTACCCAAATCTTTGAATATTCCCTTGTTTTTCAAGTAAGTACTCGTGGTTGCACTGTATCCTTCCTTCAAACCCATTGGACCACCGCCCTTATACTTAACTTTTAAACTATCTTCTCCTGTGTTTGGCTTTGACTTCAAGTCATAAACACCCATTCTATCACGTCCTAATGGATCATCTGATGTATTAATCAATGATACCTTATCTTGAGGTCTACCAGGAAGTTTCACAGGTTCGTCAGGATTTATTTCATCATAACCTTGCGGTACATTTGTACCAGCTAAGTTAGTGTTACCATATCCACCATACATAGAAGCAATCTGATGCGGTGTACCGTATGCCTGACCTGATTCTGCAGGGTCATTACCTTCTTCTTCAATCTGCTTCATTCTAAATGCTCTCTTCTTATCTTCAACAACAAGGTCACGATACTCATCAAACTCTTCTTCAGAGAACTCAAATAAGTTGTGGTAAATCCAGTCTGAAGGTAAGAAACTAGTCTCAAGCATTTGAGCAGCTAAGTCCATCTTCTCTTTCATCAAAGCAACTCTCTCTTGCTCGTAAATGATAGATGGAGTCGTTAAGTTAAGTTCAAAGTTTGTTAGAGATTCGTCGTCATATCCGTGTGCATATAAGTGTACTAAAGCGATCTTAGTCATTTCACTAAGTACAATGCGTTGAATCCTTTCAACAGTGCGAGCAAAGCGGATATCTTCTGCTGCTAATGTAGCTTTACCAGTAAGGTCTTTTTCGTATCCTAGGAAAGCTTTTGGTATTTTAAGAGCTGCAAACAGCTTATTTAACAAGTAGTTAATGTCCTCAATACCATTGTACTCTAATGGAGGAGCATTGTCGATTCTAGTAGACTGATCGTTACCACGCACTGGAATGAAGAAATCTTCAAGCATGTTTTGTACGTTATAATTAAGGTTATATTGACCAGTTTTACCATCAACAAGAGGAGTTTTCTTCATCTTGTTAATCATCCTTTGCATGTAGTTCTCAACCTCTGCAGGAGGAATGGCACCTACGTTCACATAGAAAATTCTACGTTGAGGAGCGCGAGTCAAACGATGAATTAACATCGCATCTTCCATCAAAATGTACTGCTTATACAGCCTACGTCCTGGCTCTAAATAAGAACGGCCGTAAGGTAGGTAGTTGATGTCACCAATAAGTCTAAGGTGAGCCATCTCATAGTTATAGAAGGTAATATCTAAATCTGTATTTTGGTAAGAAGTAGAGTAACCAGCCGTAGCACCTAGCGCTGCTGTTGGATCGTACTTATAGATTACTTCTGATGGATTGCTTGGGTTTGTACCCTCTAATCTAACGATATTATACGCCGAAAAAGGGATTACGTTGTAAACACCGTACTTCTCTGCAATTTCTAATTTAAGGAAGAAATCGCCGTATTTACACATATTTCTGATCCAGAACCAAAGATTAAACTCAACGTTAAGTACGTCGTAGAATAAGCTATATAATATTTTTTGAATGTTTTCGTCAGAAGATCTGATTTGTAAAACGTCTCCTTGCGTATTCTTTAAAGTACATTCATCTGCAATAATATCTAAGGCAGAAGCAATAATTGGATCGGTATCCATAGCTTCGTAGTCTGCATAGATTTGAACACGCGTACTTTGATAGTTTTGAGCTAAGTTTAAGTTTATACCGTACGATGTTGAAGTCGTGTAAATACGGTTAAAACGGTCAACAAGCGCATTAGTCTGCAGCACACCATTCGTCTGGATATGTTCTACGTCGACTGTTTTTAACTCACCTCCATCATTACGTATAATAACGTCAGTAGAGAATAATCTCTTCAACGCCGAGAATACGTTCCGTTGTGGTTGTTGTTTTTGTTCTTCTGCCATATCTTTATAAATATCTTTTTATTTGTTATCCAAGTACCCAACTTATGTCATCATACTCATTATTTCCAATCTGCATTTGATACGGATTATTCTGCGATGATGGAGTTGTTGAGTATACCTCAAATCCTGAGTTACTTTTACCAAAACTGTTTAAACTTGCATAAGTCAAATCAAATGCTGCTTTTCTGAATCTCAACGCTGTATCACGTAAAAATAGACCCATCATCAGTGGCATCACTAAGTCGTCGTTATAACCTTGCATTGCTTGAGGTTTGCCATTTTTCCAAATGAAAACCCTAAGCTCGTCTAACGTTCTTTGTGATCTAATTGTTACAGTTTTCTCTTCTATAAAGGATCTTCCTTTCTCGATTACTAATGGTCTGGTCCTTGAGTTCATTCCAAAGCCTGGTACCATTCCATCACCTCTATCAAACTTAGCTACATATAAATCTATTTGTGTACCAACTACTTCACTCTTAGGTGAATAGTATAGATTTGGATAGCCCATCTCCTCAATTGTGGTTACTACATCCCAACCAATGCTTGCATTTTCTATAATAAGCAATGCGTTATTCCATTCAATAGCTCTTGCTACTAAACCTCTTGCAAAGTCCTTAGTCGCTAATTGATCTCTAAACTCTGCTACCTGAGTCAGACTCTCAATATCAAATATATGATAGGTTGAGTAGTCTTTTCCATCCCCACGTGCAACGTCGGCTAAAATCATATAGTTTTTCATAGGATCTGTATACTCCCATAGCCAATATGATTGTCCTATGCCTGATCTTTCTATCGGATCTTGTATTGTATTTTCTTGATAATAGTTTAAAGTGTTTGGTTCAATCAAAGTATCACCCGATGTACTGAAGTCACAATCACACTCTTGTGCTGCTGCTCTCTCTCCAAGGTCTTTTGTTTGTTGATCTCTCCAATCTTGATTTCTTTCAGGATGCACTGTCCAAGGTAAACTAATTGGAGTAAAATTATTTTCTCCGTTTTGAGCTCTTGTAAACTCTTTATGGAACCAGTTACCAACACCATTAGGAGTTGACAATGCAATACATCTACCACCCGTTGCTAACGTTTGTTGTGCAGCTGTAAAGATATCACCAATACGATCAATGAATGCAGCCTCATCTATTACTAATAATGATACGGCTTCAGAACGTGCTGAATCTGTGGCTGCTGATACTGCTTTAATTTGAGATCCGTTCTTTAGTCGTAAACTAAGACGGTTGTGTTCCATTACTGGAAGTTTCATCCATGAAGGTAAGTTGTCGTAAGCAAACCTTACCTTTGTTACCATATTCTTAGCGGTAGCTTGAGTAGTTGCTAGCACAAGAATATTCTTATCTTGTTCGAATAACATCATCCATAAAGAAAAAGCAGAAGTAAGGGTTGATATGCCTAACTGCCTTGACTTATTAATGATACAATAGTCGAATCTTTGAAATAATTTTAGCGACTTTTCTTGAAAGGGAAACAAGTTAAAGGTCATTCTTCCCTTAGTTGGATGCTGGATCGTATAGTACTTCTTCATGAAGTACACAGGATCTTGTTTGCATTTGATTAACTCTTGCTTAATCGCATCATTTATGCTTGCTTGTGAAGCCATATTGTTTTTTTTATAACCAATTAAGCCATCTCTTCTTCGCTATCATCATCTAATGATACGTTCATAGCTTGGTCTATTTGGTCTTTTAACTTCTTGATTTGTTGAGGTACGTTACCGATGGCCTCTTTATACTGATCAAGAGTCATTTGACCGCTTTTATACTGCATTAACAGCATGTCTTTTTTATCTAATAAAGCCTTTAACTCAGCTTGTTTTTTGTGAATTCCCTTTAGCGCAGGATCATCTTTCTTAACGTCTTTTGCTGTTGGTTCTTTTTCATATTCATCTGCGTCATCAAAGTCTTGCTTGTTCCAATCGTCTCTTTCATCACCATTATCATCAAATCTATCTGTATCTTCTGTTTCCTCGTCATCAATATTCAAAGTAAGCTCTGTATTATCATCCTCTCTCATGTGAGATTGTAGAGTTAATTTGCTCTCAATTAGGTATTTTTGAATGTTAAATTCCATGGTATACGTTTGTTAATAAATAGTTCGTACTAGAAGTCAAACTTCATAGCGTCCCCTAACGGCATAGCTTTGTGCTGCGAAATCAACTCTTGCCACCTAGATTTACTATATCTTATGCCGTAAATGTAGTATTCAGGCGCTTTTTTCTCTTCTTTTGGATAAATTAAGGCAGGACCTTCCATAGAATGCATCTTTGCTACCTCATTATCCTTTTGAAAATAGGTGATTTCTTTACCACAAGCTGTGTTGATTGTCTTTATTATTGTATGTGTTCTCATATTAACTAATTTAATATAATTAGAACTTACCAAATAAATTTCATATTTCCAACAAAAAACCTAGCTTTTTAGGCTAGGTTCAGAGCTATAATACTGAGACTATAGCGGGGCATTATTTGAAAATATAGTTAGTATCTGATTTCGTTGCTAGTCCTTTTTGGACTAATTTCTCCCAAACTCGTATAGCAGAAGGTTCCATAGTCTTAATTTGATCAGAGGTAAAGATATAACCTTTGCTCTTTAATTCTTTACCAATTAACTCATAAGCGTCACCGGCAATTCCTTTTCCTCTATACTCATCATCTACTTCTATTGTATGAATTTCGTACTCTTTATCTCCTGTTTTGTATAAGTCAACTTCTCCTACCACATTTCCTAGACTTATTATGTCGTAGGCTATTTTTTTATCTCCTATAACGTTGTTGGGAGCCATTCTATTTCCTATCTTAATAGACGTAGACCCTTCAGTTACGTAAAGCTCTTTTAATATGTCTGCTAACTTAATCATATTATGATTCGGTTTCTTCTGCTGCTGTTTCATCAGGTGTTGCTGTTGCTTCCGCTTCAGTCGGTTCTTCACCAGCCACTTGCTCTTCACCTTCAGGACCTTTTGTCTCAATTGGATTACCCATAGCAAGTAATCTTGCTATTGCATTGATACATCTTTCTCTTTCACCAATTGTTTGTAAGTAAAACTTCTTACCAGCAACTGTTGCTTCGTAAGCCTTTCCTAAGAAAGTAAGTAAGAACTCTTGATTGTTATGGAGAACTACTTTGAAAGTTGTTGGCTTTGGAGCTACAATATAGATGCCTGTAAGGTAATCCTTATAAGCTGATGACATTAGCATTTCTAACGTCTTCGCTAGCGTAGGATACTTGGCTAAAATATAGTTAATGGGATCGTCTTCAAAAGATTGAACTCTTGGTTCCATTCTTTCTACCTCGTTCAAGATCAACTTTCTTATAATGTCTCTGTTTGTCATATTATGATAATAATGAGTAATACTCTTTAAAATGTTTAATACGATCAGCTAAACCGATTGTACCACCATTCACTCTTTTTGTTACCAAAGTAACTACAGCGTCTGTTGCTCCTTGGTCAGCTATCTTGTGTAATCCGTTTTTATGGAAGAACCAAGCTGCTGACAATAATGCATATTTGGTAGCTACTAAGTCTGGATTACTTGTAATGTCTTCCTTAATTGCTTTACCAAAAGCTGTATAGTTATCTTTTCCTGTCAATTGAATGTAGCCACGTCCTCTAAACTTCCAACCTTCTCCACTAGCCGTGTTTCCATTTCCCATTCTATTTGCATAAACTACGTTAGCAATCTTTTCAGGTTTTCTTTCGTGAGCCTTAGCTGTCACATCGTCTTTGAAATACTTACCAAAAATACCACGAAGACCTTTAGCTCCATAGTTTAAATTTTCATTCACTGCTCTAAAACCACCAGACTCATGTCCCGCCTGTGCAAGAAAGTGTGCTAATCGAAGTGGAGTATTTAACTCAAACTTAGCGATCGTATCTGGCAACTGTGCGATAACTGAATCAGGAATGTGTCCTTTTAGTTTATCTAAATTCATACTTTTGGGTTTTTATTTTTTTGCTTGTGACTTCCACATAGCAGCTGCAGCAACTTTTTGACCAGCCTCTTTAGAGCCGTATTGCTTTTCAGCTGCTTTAGCAACCTTTTCAAAACCCTTTCCTTTCTTTCCAATATCTTTTCCTGATGCAGCTTTCTTAGCTACAGCAGATTTTTCTTTTTTTGTCATACCTGCAGAAGGCTTCTTTGCTTCAAACATTCTATCTTCCATTTCACTAAAACCAGGTCCTGGTTGATGTTCTGGTTCTGTTGATTCTCCTGCTAAGTATTCAGCAACTGAATGCATGTAGTCAGCAGCAAGGCTAATGTAAGCAGAAATCCATCCTGGTAATTGATCGTTGTCTCCTACTAAGTTATCAATCTTAGATGCATTAGAGATCATATCCCTCAATTCGTTTTTAGCCATTGAAGCTTCGTGATCATGCCCATGATTCCAATCACGTCCACAGTTTTCACATTCAGGTAATAAACTTTTTAACTTTATCATATTTTACCACGCTTTGCAAGACCAGTAGTTGGCTTTCCAACGTGGTCCTGGATTATCACAATGATGTCTTGCTCTATAACTCTTTCTTCTCTTAGGATTAGATTTTTTTATTCTCATGTTAGGATCGCCGAAGTTTACCTTAACAACATTTCCTTTTGCATTCTTAACATAAACAGATCTTTTCTTAGGTCCGCCTGGTGTTAAAAAAGGTTTGCCTAAAGTAACTTTTCTACCTCTGTATTCTGCTTCTTCAAGCATTCCACTATTCCAACACTCTAAAATATACTCTGCTAAGCAATGAGGACAGTAGTCTTCTGTTTCATCCATAGCGTTTATTTTTTTAGCTGCAGATACTGCTTTTTTATATTCCTCTGAACCCTTACGTGCAGGCTTTTCGCCACGAGCTCTCTTAGCTCTAATATTTGCCCAAAGTCCTTTTGAACTCTCGTCTACATCAGCTCTTGGTTGATGAAACTCATTTGCGCCGTCCTGGTCCATCGTATGCATTAGCGTAAGAATTTTAACTTATACTTAGTAGTTTCAATTAACTTAACGACAGTGTCTACTTCGTTTTGTATAAAAGAATCTTGTGGGATCTTAGTTCTAATAGTTTCTACATACTTTGATAAAGCCTCAAAATAATTTAAGAACTGGCCATCTTCTTTAAAAGTAGCAGGAGATGTGTAGCCTCTTTGGATGCCATATCTGCCTTGAACACTCTCTACTAAGCCATCTACCAAATCTACAATTTCATCATAGTAGGCACCTAATGCTCTATGCGCAGCATCTGATCCAATGCCTTCTACTTGCCAGTGAAATATGTGTGCTTGATTACGAGAGGCAAGCAGGGTTGATATTAATTGTACAAATTCGTTCATTATTTATCGTCTTTTTTAGGTAAGTCTTTTTTTGCTGATCTAACTGTTTTGTGTTTGCTACGTAAGTTCTTAATCATACCCATTTTCCTTTCGGCTAATTGGTGATGCATTTCAGACTCTTCTGGTTTTTCTGTAGCTTCTTTCATATGACCGTTAACTTCTTTCTGAAGTCTATCAATATGTTTTTCAATCTCACTGATTACTTGATCTTTTTTCTTCTCTAACATAGCTAAATGCTTTTGCAACTCGTTGCAAGCTGCCTCTGCTACTAAATTAGCTTCTTCTTCATCACCATAAACACCATGAACGCTGCTAGGTTCAAATTGACCCATACCAAACGCATGTGTATGTTGTACTAAATCTTCCGGAGAAGACTGCGGAGATGGTTTTAAAACTACGAACATTTTACCGATTGTGTCTTCACATCCTGGGTGGTCAAATCCACCGATCATTTCGTCCATTGTTGATTCTTTAATATGTTTAGGTAAGCCTTTGCGCTTTGTTGAAGCAATCTTCTCTAATTCTGCTTTTGACATTTTAGACATTGATTTTGCCGGTCCTTTTAGATCTTTCTTTGAACCTTTTTCTTTAGCTTTAAGAGCTATAGCTGCTGCTTGTTGCTGAGCTTTTGATACTGCTGGCATTTTTATGTATTTTCTCCTTTATAAATATCTACTTTTCGTAGTTCAGCGAATTGTTCCATGATTTCATCTCGAATGGCCTTCTTATCACCACCTTTCCAGGTTTCCACCTCACCAGCCTCGGATACAAACGAATCCTTTTCGTCTACCCAAGCCTCTAAAATCCTTTCAAATTCGTCTAATTCGGCGTTTTTATTCCGATTCATGATGTTGGCACAGTACTCATCCCACTTACCTAATCGCTTTATTTCACTCTCCATCTTAATTACACAGTCAAAACACTTGCCATGTATGCCCCACATCTTTTTATTATAGTCGTCGATCTTCATTACACTGCCACAATTTGGGCAGGTTAATGGCATTAAAACTAGTTTTTTTATCTCGTCTAGCTTCGTAACTGATTGTTTTACACCGTTTTTTATAGTCCATTTTTTTCCATTCTCTTCCCAAATTTCACCATCTTTATGGGTTTCTGTGTGCTTTTCCCATCCAGCTTGAATTTGAGTCCTGTCACCTGCTTTGTCGGATAAGATGTTTCTCATCCTCGTAACGTCTCTTTTCGTAAACTCTTTCTTTAAATTCGATTCATTCATAACTTAACTTTATAATACTATTTTTTATCTCTAATTAGTAATTCGCCTAATACTTCTAAGCGTCCTACTTCACGTTGGAACTCAATCTGAGTCATATCTAGCGATATCTTTTTATATGTTTCTTTAAACTCTTTCATTGCCGCTTCTTTGTTAAACTTACCTTCGGTAGCCTTTTTATAGTACGGAGCTTTTACTTTAAAATGATGCCAAGTTAGCAACGCCAATCCACCTTTTTCTTCAGCAGAGGTTGCTATTTTAGCAGCACCCTTACCACGGGTAGCAGCAAAGTTCTCAAATGTTTCTTTTACTTCGTTTAGTAGTTGAGTTAGTTTTATCATTTTCTAGTTTATTTGTAACCATCTACAATCTTAAATGGTATGTTTTTCTTTTTTAAGAGATTTATTAAAGTATTATAATCTTCTAAACTTGGTGGTTCTACAAAATCTTCACTATCTTGGAAGCTGTCTGGATCATCCCAATCTATGTTAGGATTAATTTTTCTAAGCGTTACTTCAATAAGACTTTTAGAAACGTCTACTCCTTTTGGATATCTTAATAAGCTAACTCTTTCTTCAGACTCATCTACAGAACTTCTACCATACCCAGCCTTCTCATCTGCATGTGGAGATAGTTTGTATTTGTCGGTTAACTTAGTTCCATCAATAGTAAGTCTTGCTTGAGTTGAAATGCTGTCAGAATACATTGATTTGTTTCTAGTAAAAGAAACGTAAGGTTGAATATCTTTGTGCTTTGTTGTTAGAACAAATCCACTATTAATAATTTGAATTAAACTTGAGTAGCTTGTAAAGTGATATAAATTACCAACTTGCTTTCTTTCATCTAGGGCTTGAATATTTTCTTCAAGACCGTAAACACTAACATCCAACTTACCAAAATCTCTCATTAAGATTCCAGCCATTGCATTTGCTTCATTCTCAATCTCACTGCCTGTTTCACCTGCTGTGTTGTAAATCATATCAAGTTCATTCTGTCTATGATGTACTAATTCATGAGCTAAACTTCTACAAACATCTGCTAAGTTTCTTCCTTTGTGATATACTTTTATAGAGTTTTGATTTGGATTATATTCACCAAAAGATCTGTAAGTAGTCACAAAGTTTTTATCTGCTATCAGTTTAATATCTGGCAGGGTTTGAATATTTAATTCTTCTTTGCAATACTCAACAAAGCGCTTTATAGTTCTAAGGTTGTTCTGGTTCATCAGTTGTTTTAACTTTACTCGCTAACATTTTAAATATCTTTGGCGCAAACCCTTTATTGAAAGCTGCTTCTGGTATCGTTTGAGCGAATGTTTCATAATCACCAGTTGCTAATACATTTCTAACATGAGGTGCTGTTACCAGTCCACTTTTCTCAGTTACCTTTATAATCTTAACTCTCTTTCCAAATTGCTCTTGAAGAGATGTTAAATACTGTGCATCATCAACCTCATCGTCTCCACCTGCCACATAAACAGGATCTACTGTTGGATTGGCTTCCAAATAATCTATTATACTAACGATGGGGGATTCTTTTCTAGAAATTCTAACAGTTATCTTAGGATTTGGCTCTGCTTTAAGATACATATTCCAAATCTGTAAAGAGTCTTCTGGTGTGATTCCGTTGATGGTTTTTCTGCTTATGATAACATAAACCATCTTTATGTAGTCTCTACTAGCTAAATTCTTAGCAGCTTCGTAGTGACCTTTATGAGGTGGTTTGAACTTGCCTGGATAAAAGCAAGGACCTGCTTCATTTATAATTGCTTCGGCCAGTCTTTGGCCCATTAATGTTGCGTTAATCATACACTAATAAATATCTAACCTTTTATTAGTTTCGCATTTTCGATCTTTTCTTTTAATTCCTTGAGATATTTAACCGCTGTTTCGATCTTTCTTGCCATAAAATCAGCTTCAGATAGGTCTAATTCTAGCCTAAAAACGAAAACTTGATACTCTTCTGCTACTCTAGGATCAAAACTAATGAAATCACACCAATTAGCTTCAGCACAAACCATGTTAGATATACACTGATAATAGTAATTTGGTGCGATTCTTTTGAAATCTTCTGCTGTTTTAATCAGTCCATGCTTAAAGTGATTAGCTGAATTATACGGACACTTTACTTCAATAATTCCATCAGGCTGTACTAATCCATCTGGACTCCCTCCATAGAAATCTCCAATAGGAATAAAGGATGCCTTATCTACAGGGTAACCCTTAATTTCAGAATACTTTTCAATAGCCAGTGACTCTAATTCAGTTCCCCAATCCAATGCAGCGCCTGTGGCAGATTGCGCAAAACCGCCTAAAGTCTCTGATACTTTCTCAAGTAAATAACTTTTAGCTGTGTCAGTCAAATCAAAGACCGACTTGCCACCCATTATTTTGTGTATTTCAGAGCTGGTTATCTTCCCTCTTCTCATATCAAACCACTCTTGACTCCTCTGTTCTACTAGCATAGTTGCATTTTTTTAAGCATCAAACCACCAAAAGTAAGTTGCTTAGCTGTGTGTAAATATTTTGTCATATTTTCAAAACCAATATCCGATGGATCTTTACCTTCTAATTCAATCAAATAAACGTCTTTACCGAGGTTTAATAATTGTTGTGAGTAGTTTAACGCTTCCTTCAAAGCATCGTTATCTAGCGCTAAATAAACCGTTTTAACATCGCTTTCTACGAGCTTCATCATAAGAGATTTTGGAATAGTTTTGCCAAACAATGGTATAGCGTTTCTTTTAAGTGCAATAGCGTCAAAAATACCTTCACATAGAATGACTGGTACCTTCCAATTAATATAGTATTCAAAGCCTATTAATTCGTTTTTGTTGCAAGATGGAGCGTTATATTTCCTAGCTGGGTCTTTTTCAAAAGACCGTGAGATGAAGTAGTTTAGTTGTCCAGATTTATTGTAGGATGGTATGATTACTGAGTTTTTATACTTGCCAGTTTCACAATATCCCATGTTATATTTTACTATATCTATATCCGATATGCCTCTTTTATTCAAATAGGCTTTAGCTTGTCTAAAACTTAGCTTTGTACTGGTTTTTGCAAGCGAATTAAACTCTTTAGGAAGCTCTACAACTGAGTAAGTTTTATCTTGAAATTCACCTTTTCCGTCTGGAAAATAAGTTCTCATTTCAGCAATTTGCGAAGAATTTGCTTGCACCTTTTTCAAGAGCGAAACTAAGTTTCTACCCTTAGTTGCCGGTTCGCAGGTCCAGCAGTGATAGAATCCTGTAGTAGGATCTATTTCAAGCTTCGGTTTGTGATGCTTGCAAAATGGGCAGTGAAAGGCATGATTGCCTTTAGTAGAGGGTTTTGACTTCCCTAATACGCTGTGTAACAGCCCTAAAACTAAACGAGATTTCTCCATTAACAGAGAAGATACGACTTTATTATGATTCTACCAACGTATTATCTAAGTCTTTTCTAAAGAATTTGGCTAGCACGTTGTCGTTATAGCATTTATCACTTAAAAGCACACCCTCAACGCACTGAAAGTGCATTTCCCAATAGGTTAATTGCTTTTTATTAAAGCAGAATTTAAGGATTTCTTTCCTAAAATGATCAGAACCTTCTTGCTTAATTTCCTGTAAAATAGTCTTATTTGATCCCCAATAGTCTGCCCAGTTTGACTCTTTAATCACCCTCTTTGAGGTTGGTTTTCTACCAGGACCGCTTAGCTCAGCTAGTTCTTTTTGGGTCAGTTTTTTCTTTGTATTTGAAAACAAAGACTTTCTACCTATATAGAATTTACCTGTTTTAATGTTGGTAATTTTGTATACGAATCCTACACAGTTTGGAGGAAACTTATCTACTGTGTCGTATTCAACTACAGCACCATTAACGTATATAAACCACTTTTGTGACATAGACTGAGGATTAAGAATCCCACTTAACAATGAAAGTCATGTCAGTGTTTTCAGGGATTGGGTAAGGAGTTGCAAGTTTTCCTACAACAAGAAGCTCGCTTTGTTCGTTATAAAGACCAACTGTTGTTACGTATGGATTAAAAGAAGAGCCGGTAACGTTATCAGCTAGTGTGCCATCTACGATTTGACCGTTTCTACGCAAACCTCCGACTGGACCATAGAAAGGTGTAGCAGCAGATCCAGTTATATAGGTTGTATTAGCAAATACAGTTGGGTTCTGAGAAAAGTTAAAGTCGTTCTCTAACAGAGTACATTTCACTTCGTTTTGGAAGATTGTAGATTCTGCTGTAAGTTTTATTGTATAGGGTACGTAGCTTATTGGCATGCTTATAAATATTCAAGAGTCCAGTCTTTTATAGTATTATATACATATTCCATTTCACAACGCTCTCTAATATAGTGGTGTGTTACATGTTTCCGTAAAAAATCCTTAGTCGTATCATCTACTATATTTTCTATTATGAACTGTTTAGCATTTGGTTCTGCCCATTGCTCCTCTGTTAGTAAATCCTTCTCTCTATGAAAAGGCCACCAACCATTCATTCTAAAATGAAATTGCATGTCATTTATTTCAACGTCTTGGTAGATGCCTACATTATTTTCTCGTAGCCAGTTTCCGACAATAACATCCTCTGTACCGCCACTACTCCATTCTGGTTTTGTTATGGCTTTCATAGTTCTTATCTTCTCTGGAGAGATAAAATATCCAGCTCCTCCTGATGCAAATACTAATTCTGGCTCTTTGGCATATCCTCCCATGGCTAGACCATAGAATTTATTTTTATCTAAATAAGGAAGTATGTAGTTAAAATACTTTGTGTTTAAAATAGCATCGTCATCTATAAAAACTAACCAATCGTATTCTTCATACAAACCGGTTTCTCTTACTAAATTTATTAGATGTATTGTTTTTGATTCATTGCTATGATAGCTATCATCATCAGAGCCTGATAGCTCTTCAAACTTTCCTGTTAACTTATCAGTTAAACACACATAATCTAATTCTCCAAGCCAAGTATCTAAGCAATTTTGAATTCGACTAACGTGTTTGTGTGATGTTTTTAATATTACTTTGTACTTTAAATTAGACATGACTTGCTGGCTGTTTCTATTACTTCTTTAACGTAATTATATGATGCATTTTTATCGCTGAAAGCTTCTTGCTGAATATCGTATGGATATTTTTCCATGTAAGCTGCTTTGTAAAATTGTCTTCCACATGCACAGGTAACTCCTGCGTTGTGATAAATTAAATCTTTATCCCACTTCTCAATTGGATCAGTAGCCCAACAAAAATCTAAACGCTTATCTACTTTTGTTTCGTGTCCAAATAACCAAGCGTTCCATAAAAGAGACCACATACCTGCAGTCCATTTTTGGATTGGATGTCCTTCGCCTTTGTAGTCTGCTTCAGTATCACAAAAGTGTTTATATAATTTTATTGAATCACTTTCAACCTTTTCCCAATACTCTGCTGTAGCTCCTTTTACTAAGTGCTGTGCTCCTCCAGAATTAGAGTTCATTAGTTTTGGAATTAGCGGATCTATTCCTATAACATCACACATTCCTTTATAAACATCTTCTCCTTTTGTTAAAATATATTGTGTTCCAATGTATCCAACAGTATCACTCAAATACCAAATCTTATCATTTGTCATATCTCTAAAATCCACAGGTCTTGTGAATACGATATCGCAATCATGAAGTAATAATGGAGTATCTACAAGTTCTGGAAAAGCTTCCATGTGTTGTTTCATTATATTGAAATACACGGATGGAATGTAGCTGAAATCGGTTCTTTTATCTTCGTAAAAAAAGAATCGAACATAGTTATAATGATTAGCTAACTTAGTCCAAGCTTCCACACATTCTGGATCACTTGTCTTATCGTTAGGATTATAAGCTACTAAGATTTCGATATCATTACCGCTGATACCATTCTTAATAAAGTTGTTAATCATAACCTCTACTTGCCATGCATAGTAGAGTATTCTCGGTTGTACACAAATGTAACGGATGTTTTTCATAACGGTTTTTTATTTTAT